GAAACAGTTATATTATACCCACAATATGTAGGATCATTAGAAGGACAACCTCCCCCTGTTTGAGCATTAAAATATACAGGAGTTCCTACACCATCTATTACTCGAACATAAAAATTATTTCCATTAGTTACATCAACGCTACCCATTGTATTACATGTTGTTTGATCTATAGTTGGTGTAAAACTAGTATAATTTACATTATCATTTGACCATTGAACAGTGCATATAGTATTTGTTTGAGAATCACCATATTTAGCATTTACATTTATTGAAGATTGTGCTGGAACGGGTGATGTACTAGGTGTTGGTGTTAAGGATGGTGTTGGTGTTAAGGAGGGTGTTAATGATGGAGTAGGTGTAGGTGATGGACAAACACTACAAGCTGAAATTACTGTAGCAACATTACCACTAACAGTAGCTGTTACAAAGTTTCCAGCAAATGAAATATACACTGTTTGACCATTAAAGGCACTAAGACAACTTGCTGTGAATGTAGTACAGCTACAGAAATTAGAAGAATTACCTTGTAAATTACATGATGTAGCTCCAATTCCAGAACATGCACTATTAGAATCAGTTGAAATTAATGCATTAAATAAGAATGGTGATGTTGATGGAGTTGGCGTTATGCTCGGAGTAGGAGTAATACTTGGAGTTGGCGTTATACTTGGAGTTGGCGTTATAGAAGGAGTTCTAGTAATACTTGGAGTAGGTGTTATACTAGGTGTTGGTGTAATACTTGGAGTAGGAGTAATACTTGGAGTTGGAGTTATTGATGGCGTTGGGGTTACAGAAGGAGTTCTAGTAATACTTGGAGTAGGAGTAATTGATGGAGTTGGTGTAATACTTGGTGTTGGTGTTATGCTTGGGGTAGGTGTTATACTTGGAGTAAGACTTATACTTGGGGTTGGTGTTATTGATGGAGTTAATGATGGAGTAGGTGTTATACTAGGTGTTGATGTAATACTTGGTGTTGGTGTAATACTTGGAGTAGGAGTAATTGATGGAGTTGGTGTAATACTTGGAGTAGGAGTAATTGATGGAGTTGGTGTTAATGATGGAGTTCTAGTAATACTTGGAGTAGGAGTTATACTTGGAGTAATACTGATAGATGGAGTTATACTAATACTTGGAGTAATACTGATAGATGGAGTTATACTAATACTAGGTGTTAGTGATGGAGTTGGTGTTATACTTGGAGTAGGTGTAATACTAATACTAGGTGTTACTGATGGAGTAATCGTTATTGACGGAGTAGGAGTTACACTAGGTGTTAAAGTTATACTTGGTGTTATTGACGGAGTAGGAGTTATTGATGGTGTTGGTGTTACAGAAGGTGTTATTGTAATTGATGGTGTTATACTAGGAGTTCTAGAAGGAGTAATTGAAATAGATGGTGTTACAGAAGGTGTTATACTAATACTTGGAGTAATACTAATAGAAGGTGTTATACTAATAGATGGAGTTGGAGTAATAGAAGGTGTTACAGATGGTGTTATACTAGGAGTTCTAGAAGGAGTAATTGAAATAGATGGTGTTATACTTGGAGTAACTGAAGGAGTTACTGTTGGTGTGGTAGTTGGAGTTGCCGTTGGTGTAATAGATGGAGTTGGCGTTATAGAAGGTGTTACAGTAATACTTGGTGTTATAGTAACACTAGGAGTAATTGTTATAGAAGGAGTAGGAGTTATACTTGGAGTACGAGTTGGAGTTACAGAAGGTGTTGGTGTTATACTTGGAGTTACAGTAACACTAGGAGTACGACTAGGTGTAATTGAAGGGGAAGGAGCTATTAAAGCATAGCTAATTCCAAAATCACAGTCAGGGCAAGTTAAATCAACTGTTATTAATCCTAAATTACTTGTAAGTAAACAACCACTACCTAACTGAGAATTAATAGTATGATATATTTGATATCTTGTATTAGATTTAAAAGAATTCAATGTTACTGTTCCATTACCATTATTAGTAAATAATGATACTTGATCTGCACTTCCTGATAACACAACTGAGTTAGGTAATAAAGTAGCATTACTTCTAGCTATATCATTTGTTATTACACTAAAAGTTTTATTAACATTATTTGAAGGAAAAGTAGCATATACAGCTCTTGCTAATGGAGGTAATGGAAATATATCTTGATAATCTTGATTAGTAATTACCATTAATCCTTGAGGGTAAAATACATTTCCTATATGAGTTGTATTATAATCATAAAGATTTCCATTCCCATCATCAGTAATATAATAAGCAGATGAGGATAATATTATATTATAAGGTAATAATTTATTACCATATATATCTTGTCTAACAGCTAATACACGAATACCAGCATTAGAAGCTGTTGGAAAATTATTTATAAATCGAGGATTTTCATCATAATTAAAATATGATGCAGAAGCTGGTTGTTGAGAAGCAGAAACGTAGAAAACTGTATTTGCAATAGAAGAAGTATTAATAATAGAACCACTAAAAGCATGATAAAACATATGATTCATTTGATCATAAATCAAACGTTCATATTGACCCTCTGTTACTGGGTCGCTTGTAGTATTAAAACTTCCTGTAAGGTTAGTACCTTTATAGATTATTAGGCTTTGATCATTTTGTGGATAGCAATTATAGGATAAATTCCATTGCCTATTAGCAGCATAAGCTACATGCGTAACATCTGATTTGCTTAGTTTTCTGAATGAAGACATGCATTAATAATCTAATTTGATTCTTATTAGGGCTTCTTTTGTAAAATCTTTTACTAAAGGTTTACTTAATTTTGCTACAGCTAATAATTCATTATTATCATTATACATACCTACTGTGGTAATGTAGGTTTGTGGATTATTAATTAATGTAGTGTAAACTAAATTACCATTAGAATCTATAATAGAAGGATTTGTTGTATAATTAAATTCACCATTCTTTATACGAGTAAAGAAATAACGTGAAGACACAGTTTCAGAAGATCTTAGTTGAAATAAAGATCCTGTAGTAATAGAATTAAATAAATTTAAATGGTTAAATACCGCAGTTGAAACAGATCCTGTATTAGGTAATGTCATAAAAGTTGCTAATCCACCATTTACAGCAGCATTTAATACTATAATATTAAGATCTGGGAAGAATAATCCATAATAAATTGAAGGTGAAGTTAATGGATTCCAGTGATTACCATTACTACCACTAATAATATTAAAATATCTATTTTCTCCTATATAGCGAGATAAACTTGTAGTACCACTATCATCAGTTAATTGTAAACTACCACTTAATCTTAGATTAAGAGATCCAGGTTGAATAGATTCTTTGTAACGAGCTCTTGAAATATTAATTACATATATAGAAGGAGATGTTGTAAGACCTCCATCAAAACTAAAGTTTTGAGTTTCAGTTCCATAAACTAAAGTTCTATATTGACCATATACTACACGAGAAGGAGTATATCCAACTACAGAAGAATTAATAGGAGCTGAACCAGACCCACTAACGTGTCCATATTGAATACTAAACTGCAATGAACATGAAGTACAAGTGTTTACATTTGCATTGTAAACATCTAAATAATATTCAGTATATCCACTTTGAGTAAAAAATGAAGTTAAACCATAATTATCTCCACTCCATAAACCTCGTACTACAGTTTCTGAACTAATTACTGAATCATCTATTGCGTATCTTGAAAATGACATTTTTTATATTATTTTAGAATGTTGCTACTTTTTGAATATTTAAAGGAATAGTAACTCTTGCACCACTATCTCTACCAATTACTGTAATAGTAGTTGTTAATGTAGATAAACTAGACCCAAATAAAGTATTAATTGTTGTACCAGTTAATGTAAATGAAGTACCTAACTGAGAGAAAGATAGAACAGTACCTGATGTAGTATTAGCAATTGAAGAAGCAGGAGTTGTTGCTGTAATTCCGGTACCTGTAAATGATGATAATAAGCGAATATCTGCTATTGTAGCTATATACCCATTAGTTTCAAATGTTGAAACAGCTCCTAAATAATTAAGAGTTTGAGGAGTAATTGTTAAAGAAGCACCTTGTTTAAGAGCAATACTACTATATCCAATATTAATAACTGGTAATTTAGAAGTTCCGCGAGGTAAAGTTACTAATTTATAACGCATCATTTGCGTATCTTCAGGGAAAGCTTCTATAACAGGCATATTTTCAATAGCCTCACCATAAAACGCCGACCCTGATGGATGGTTTGGGTTATATAAAGTATAATCAACTTCATCATCTGCTAAAGCAAATTGCGTAATTTGAAATGAACCATCATTACGAGCTAATAATTCACGCCCTTTTGTGGTTAATATTGCATCTACAGTAACTGTTGTAGGATTTAAAATTGCCATAAGTTTTTATATTGTATATACTATAAATATATTAAATTATTAAGTTTGTAATAGTTTTTGTTTAACTTCTTTGGTTATAACATCTATATTATCTAAAACATCTGGTGATATATTTGATGGTATTACAAAACCATATGATGTTTCTCCATCACGTTTAGGAAAAACTAATATCATATTTGTTTCATCTTTTAATTTAGTTAATAATATAAATCTTGATATTGTTGTTGTACTATAAGTAGGTATTGCTAATAAACCAGGTAAATTAGGTGATACTTGTAAATTTAATTTACTATCTACTGTGCTTACTCCTGATATAGTACACTCAAAATATTGAGTATTGTTAACATAATAAACTATTAGCTGATCTCCAACCTTAGGTGAAAAAGTGTAATCTACATTTCCATAAGTTGCATATAATGAATTTGAACCAGTATTTGGTAAAAATAAATAATCTTTTAAATTTGATAAACTTCTATTTAAAATAAAAGTATTGTTATTTGTAGAACCAGATACAAACGGTTCTAAGGAAGATGTAGCAAAAGGTATATTACCTGTTTGATTTGCTGATTGTCTATTTCTTAATCCATCATATATTGTACCATCTCCTGTAGGTAAAAGTGAAGCTGTATAGTTAACAGTTGTTGTTGATTCTTGAAATAATTGAAATGAAACTAAACTACCTGATAATAAATTAGTTTCAGGAGTAGAAACAGTAAATCTTACAGTTGAATTTAAAACAGGTGAAGGGTAAGTGTACATGTTAGTAGTTAACAATATTGTTGGTACAGCTGTTTTAATTCTTTCATTACATATACTATTTATAATAGTTGTAGAAGAACCTACATTTAAATCTGAAGATCCAGGTAATATTGTTTTGACTCCTGCCGGGGGAGTATAAGCATATATATAATTAATTTGATAATTTCCTAAATCAATATACCTTTCACTAGAACCATCACATCCAGCATAATAAGTTACAGCTAAAGATGTAGCCACAGCAAATACTAAAGACCCAGCCGAAATAGTAGCTACGAGCGAATTTGATGAATTATATACTTGTATAGATGTTGGTGTAGTAAAAGTAAATAAATCATTTACAGATGAATAAGGAGGTCCTGGTGTGCGAGCATCATCGAGAGAACCATTATTATAATATAAAGTTGAATTTACTTGGGTACTTGTATTAGTTGATGAAATAGTTTTAGTGTCTGATGCTAATACATTTATAGTACCACCTGGAGTAGTTGAGCTAACTATTCTAAATTTATAAATACTACTATTATTTGATTCAGGATAAGAAAAATTTATACCAAAATCAGCATCAAAGTAATAATTACCTGTTTGAGAAACACTATAAGTAGGAAATTGTTTTGTAACATTACTACCATTAGTATAAAAAGCATTCCCATTATTATAATTGGTATCAGGTACATCAAATAATTGATAAATATTACCACTAGGATGAGTAGCAGGAGCATTAGATTGAGTAAGCATCTGATATCTAGCAAACGAAGTTCCTGAACCCGTTATAAATCCATTTGTATTATTTACTCTAAATAAAGAAGAAGCTACATTATCTGAATATTGGAAAAACAATTTATGGTCTTCTGAGCTGCTAAAATATAGTATAGGAGCATAATTATACCCACTATTAAATATAAATTTAGACCCATCTGTTGTTTTTTGATTTGAATATTGTTGATTATCAAATTGTGATATAACAGTATTAAATCCAGCTTTAAATGTATTCTGAACTTCTTCCCAATGTTTATTTCTTTGATTTAGTTCTGTTAAACTACCAAATTCATCTACTAAATATTTTAATATAACATTATTTCTTAAAGGAACTTTTAAAAATGAACTTGATACTATTTGAGTAAATAATCCTATTTTTCTTACATAATGATCAATAACAGCTGTTTTACCAAATGATTGATCACCACCATATGTAGTAGATGCACTAGTATAATTATTATATGTAATACTATTTAATTTAGTTCCTTCATACCTAGGTCTAAAATATGAAACTAATTCTAAATTTGAATCTTGTAATGAAGCTGATGTATAGATACTTATAGATCCACTTCCAATTCCTGCTACAAAACTCCCTGAAAATTCTATATTTCTTCTAGTTGATGATAATCTATTATTAGAAACATTATTAATAATTACATTAAATCCAGATCGTGAAAAATTATTTAAATCTATACGTTGGTTTATAGGGTGTTGATTATTATATAAATTAAAATCTCCTAAATATGGATTTTCATTACTAGGAATAAAATATGTATTATATAAATTTAAATTACTTCCACTTATTTCACCATTATAAAATGCTCTTTTATCTCCAGGTAAATTCCTAAATAATAAATCGTATTGAGCATTGATTTGAGAGGCACTAATTGAACTTTGATATACAGTTTGTACTGAAGTAGTATTAGGACGAGCATAAGATATTTTATTTCTTTCAAGTACAGGTGAATTTATTGTAACTCCTGTAGATAAATTAGCTCTAGCTGGAATGTAATCTTTCAACATTTTGAATAATGAGTTGTCAAAATATTGAATTAACCTAGTAAATCCATTATAGTCTAATAATGAACCAGTAAACCCTCTAAATGAACCCGTACCTTGTCTAAAATATATATCTTTTTGAGTAATTAAATCATCATAAGAACCACTATATAATTGTCTAGGATCACCTATGTAATTATCTAAAACCCAATTAGGATTATTAGCCGATATAGAACGTGAAACATAAGTATCAATTTGAGATTGAGGTGAAAAAGATATATCTACATAATGTTCATCTTTATTTCTAAATTTAGATGATTCTGAAGTAGGAGATTGGATACTTATATAAGGTGATAGTACACTACCTGTTATAATAGTATTTGCAATTCTAACTTTATTATTGTTAAATCCAGTTAATAATTCTGTTTTAGTAGCACCTCCAAATTCTTTTACTTCTATTATACTAGCACTAACAAAAGCACTACCTGTAGGAGTATAAAATGAAGAGGTAACAGATCCTGATATTATGTTATAATAATCTTTATTAGGAATACCAAAAATAGATGTAAATGTATTTAAACCACTAACAGTTCCTTTTTGTTTTAATAATAAAGGTAAATTATGATAAATACGTTTGTAAGATTCAATTAATAAATCTTTACGAGGAATGTTATTTAAAAAACTACTTGTAGCACTAAAATTATTTAATGAACCACTATATGAACCACTCCCAGCATTAGTTCCTAATAAATAATTATTTAAGTCTTGATTACTAAAACTATTATAGACATCTATTCCTAAAGATTTTAATACATCATATACTAAATCTTTAGATACACCTATATTTAAATTATTATTTGCTAAATTATTGTCAGTAACTGCTTTTAAATAAATCCATATATTATCAAAATACTGACCCATCATATTGACAAAAGTCAAATAATTTTGATTATTATCATCATCCTTAACAAAAGAAGGAATAATATATTCTAAATTATTAAAATTATTTAAATCATAATTTATGGAGCGACTTAAAGCAGCATTAGACCAACTTATAGCTTGGTTAGAAGCTGTTGAAAATAAAGAATAAGGCTTATTTGATCCTATTTTAGGCCATGGTGTAATACCATATTCATATGATGAAGATATAGAACCTGATTCAAAATATAAAAATGATTCAAAACTATCAAAATTAATAATAATTTCATTTAAACTAGAAGAAGCAGTATTAATTTCAGATTTAAGACTTCCTATACTAGATGAAAAAGGACTATACTGAATAATTAAATTGTTATAATTTTCAATTTGTTTTACTTTAGTATAAAAATTACTTATACGACTTTTAGCAGAACTAAAAAATATAAATTTAGTAAAATCAGTATAATCTACATTAATATTTATACTTTGAGTTGCATTTAGACTTAATAATTGTCTGTAGGATGAACTTTGAGCTGCTTGTAATCCTAATAATAAATTATTGTAATTTTGATATGAGGTAGGTATAGTTCCTTGTTCTAAAATTTCTATATCAAAATTAGGACCTCTTAATGTTGGTGGGGGAGAAGGAATAACTAGTTTATCTAAATTAATATCAAATACATAAGGATTAACCTTTTCTTCTACCACCCATAACGAAGTTTTTTCGTTTATACTTAATGGTAAAGGTTCATATAATTTAAATAATATTTCATAACCAGGATCTACAACATTTAAAGCAATATTTACTGCTATTGCTTGTATATTATTACTAAAATTTAAAATATAATCTGTAAAATAAATAGAACCTGTAGATTCATTAATTAGATTAGTAACACTTTTTTCTATTTCCCCATTTGTTAATGTTGTAGAACCAACTCTTAATTCAGTTCTATCTGCTGAAATTTCTTTAATAAATAAATCTCTACTAGATGGATTAGAAATTTTATTAGTAAAAAAGTTATATTGAACTCTAAATTCCCCAGATGAATAACCTATTTTTTGTAGATCCATAACTGGATCTATTTCTACTATAGGTAATGTAGATAAAGATGAAGTAAATACTGATACAGTTCCTATAGGTAAATCAGCTATTGAGCCGTAGATATTAGGAGATGTTTGAGTTGATGGTATAAGGCCTTGATCAGAAGGTAATTTAAAATTACGATAGTTATAATCTAAATTTAATAAATTTCCACCAGCGTCGTATATATAATATTCAATATAATCATTAGATTTTCCAAAACTTTCTTGAATGTTTTGAGAAGAAATTAACCTAATATCATCATTAGAATAGCGAGATACTACAGTACTATTTAAAATATTACCTATTATTTTAATATTATCTGCCATTATTTAATATTCAAATCTTTAATTGTTTTTTGAGTATCTAAAAGTTCTTGTCTTAAAGAAGTAATTTCATCTAATAATGCTTGTACATTAGTTGTGCTAATATCTACTCCTAAATAATCTGCTTCTCTTTGTAAAATATATTGATGTGAATTACTTTCTCCATCTTTAGGAATTTGATAAAACAAATTTTCATATAATTGAAAGAAATCATCAACAGTAAATGTTGGGGTTTCTTCAAATGTTTGATTATTTAATAATTGATTAAAATTAGTATCAATTACTTTTAAATAACTATCTTTTTTAAAAACAGTTTTTTGTATTGGAATCTGAGACGACATTACTTATTAACTTTAAAATAATAACTATTATCACTTATAATTGTTTCACCAGTTGATAATACAGTTTTAATTAAAAATTTATAATAACGATCTGGTTCTAATCCATTCATATATAAAGTAAAATAATTACCTACTGAATCACAACTAATTTTAGTATAATTTGTATCATAATCTATAATAATTTCTTGGGTATCCAAATCTACTAATGACCAATATGAAGTAGGTGGTAAAATTTTATTTACTAAATATATGGAAGTAGTTTGAAATACCCTAGTAGGATATTTATCTCTTACATTTATTCTAAAACGTTGTACTGAATCTTGTTTAAATTCACCTTTATTTTCTCCCATAGTAGCTACAAATAAGTTATTATTTATGGCTTGTAAAGATCCAGGAGAATATGATGAATCATCCCATCTAATTTCTAAACATGGAGGGTAAATTGTATGGGTATTATCTGAAAAATATTTTGTTTCAAATTTAGAAGCTGAAGTAAATTCTATAGATGATGAATGTTTTAAAATAATACCATAATTAGGTATAGAAGAACTATACCATGCATTTACAGTATTAGTTATATCCATTTCTATATCTTTAGAAGTAGAAAAACTAAAAGATTGTGTTGATTGATAATTTGAACCTGTATACCATAATCCACCTCCAACTGTACCATTAACTCTATAAGAGCCTGTAGTACCTGTTGGTAAGCTTCCAACAATAAACCATGTGCTACCACTTACTAAATCTTTATATTGCCAACTAGCACCATTACTAGTAATGGGAGAATTAGCTAATCTACCCGTACCTTTATTCCAGTCAACAGCTATGGGGTGATTAAACAAGGTGTAATTTAGAGGTAAAGCAGTAGCATTAGCTAAATATGCTTTAAAATAAGCACTATAATTATTACCATTAACTTTACTAGTAATAGTATCAACAATCTCGTCTGTAGGAAATTTAATTAAAACACGGGATACTTCATCAGTTCCATTGATACTATAATATGTACTAACTTCTAGTATTTCGTCTAATCCCGTGTTAGTAGTGGGATAGAATGAATATAAAGTAGCACTTTTTTCAGGAAATATTTTATAAACAGCCATAATTTAATGTTATTACATATAAATATAATGTTTATTAAATATTTACATAAGTTGTACCAGGTATAAAATCTTTTCTATTATGTTTATCTAATAACTGTTTCCAAGTATAACCAAAATCTTTTTGAAAATGTGGTGAATCTTTAAATTTCCAATTACCTCCCCATTCCCATCCATTAGACTTAAGAATATTTACTACTTCCATCCAATCAGCTTTACCATCTTTATCAAAATCTTTTACTTCATTCCAAGATGCTGATTCAAAAGTATTATTGTTATCATTATCTGCAAGTAATACTATATCCAAAGCTAATCCATAGTTATGTATGCTTTGTCCACCTTTAGCTTTAGTTACTATACCTAAACGTTTACCATTATTATCAAATAATTTTGTTCTACCTTGAGCAAATAAAGCGTCTTGTTCAGCAAAAGTTCTTAAAGTATAAGCAAATCTACAAATTGCTCGACCTGTTAAAGCAGGCACAATTTGTGATCTATATATATGTTCTACTTCATTTTTTACTTTTGGATGTAACTGTTGAATTCGATTTAATGTAATTTTATCTTCCATAAATTAATTTTTAATAAATAACAACTCTACCTTGTATATCTGTGTTAGGATATCTAACTTCGAATATTGATGGGTCTAATGAAGGGTAAATATTACCATTTTTAGTAGCTCCCATTATATCATAACCATATTGAGAATAAATAACCCCAGTACTATCTTGTTTATTTACAATTTCTACTTTTACTACTGATTGTACTCCTTTAACTTGTAAAAGTTTAGAATATATATCAGATATAATAATTGGTTGATTAATTTGCCAAGAATTAATATTAAAATGATCTTGTAAAACGGCTATACAACTTTGCAATACATCTTTATTATTGTATCCTGTTGAAGTAGTAATATCAAAATTAACTCCTATATTAATATAGAAAGCATCTCTAATATTAATAGCATCAGTAACCATTCTATATTCATTTAAATAAGTAGTTAAATTTTGTTTTAATGTAGTAGAAGCAGTAGTTAATTGTTTAGATGCATTATAAGCTAAAATATATAAATCTAAGGATAATGGATTATCAGATATTCCTCTTTCATTAAAGTCTTGAGTAATATAAGCTTTAGCTATACTTCCATAATTTGAAGGTAAAGATAAAGTTCTTACTATATAATCATTTTTAGTAACAGCACGTAATTGAGAAGAATAAGCATATAAAGCATTATTTCTAATTTCTTCAATTTCATCTCCTCCTCTACCACCTACAGCAGGAGTAGGATTATTTGATACCACACTATTAATAATAGTACTAGCCAAACCTCCAGAATAACCTGATTTAAATGTAACTCCTGTTGTATCAATTACTGTTAAATCATTTACAGGTACATTTGAAGTAATACCTCCTCCTACTAAATATCTTACAGTTAATGTAGTATTAGATGGAGCAATACCATATTCTTGAGTATAAAATATAGAGGCTTGATTAAAATTATCTCTTAATAAAGATATACCTGGTACTAAACCTAATTGAATATTATCAGGATTAGGTAAAATAGTATTATCATTTCTAGTAGATACCCCAGCTCCAAATTCTAATTGCAATGTATCATCTGATAAAAATCTAGATACAAATCTATATGGTACACGTTGAATTGTAAGTAAATAAGGTACCTGGTCTGTTACTGATGTTGGATTATTAATTTTATTAAATATACTAGATTGGGCAAGATAAGGTACTTCGTACCATTTATTTCCTTGAGTATCCGTTATGTCTAGTACTTGTAATATATTATTATCACTTACAGTAGCGGTTGAAAATTTTTGTGGAGTATTAAATGAAAATGTTGTTGATTTTATTTCGGCTGAGATAGCTTGTACTGATTTTTTAACTAAAAAATAGGTAGCATCAACATATGTGATAACAGCACTTCCAGTATTACTAAAATCTATTTGTTCAGTTGTTATAAACTTAGTTCCTGTAGAAGTTGATGTAATAACTGTATTTTCAGGAACTAATAAGGCAAAAGATGTATCAGGAATTGTTATTCCACCAGCTACTTTATTAGGCATTAATTGGTAAATATCAACGGTTGTTGATGAAGCGTATGATACTTTAGGGCGATAACCTAAAACATAAGATAAAGCATATAAATTTGCTTTTTCTTTAGCATATAATAAAAAGTTTTCTTGAACTTGAGTATCTAAATAAAATGACATTACATCACCAACATAAGATGCCATTTCAATAAACATATTTCCAGGGTTAGCATCTGAAAAATCATTGTATGCTGTTGGAAAGTATGTTTTAGCATAATTTATAAGGTTTGCCTTAAAATCACTAAAATTTTTATTTAAATACGATATATTTTTTTCTTCGTTCATTATTAATTAAATTGAACTGTAATTTGATCAGATGCTCCAGATATATTTAATCTGTAGCTTATTGTTATATTTAATGTATTATAATCAGGATTGGAATTAATATCAATATCAGTTAATGTTACTTCAGGTATAAAAGTATTTACAGCGTTTATTATTTTAAATCTTATTATTTCATTATTATCTTCATTTATTCCTTCAAATAATGAACGCCTTAAATCAGCCCCAAATTCCGGGTTCATTACTCTTTCACCCTTATCAGTTAATAATAAATTAATTAAATTTGACCTAATTTGATCTTTAGTACTATAAGTTCTATTAAAAGCACTAGGAGAACTAAAAGGTAGTGATATTCCAATTGCAATATTTTTTTGTAAATCTAATGGATTTACGCGTATTGTTTGTTGAATTGGCATATTAATCTAAATTTCTTAACCCTTGTCTGTCCATTGGTGTCATATTATTAGCAGCATCTTCTATAAAAGCTAAATATGGATTTACTTTTTCACCAGTAGATTCATCAACGGCATCTATTACTTTTAAACTATTAGTTGCTGAAGGTTGTGAAAAT